GCAAAACTAGATCCAAAAACTAGAGCACGTGTGCAGTCAGCACAAGATATTCAAATTGAAAAGCAGTTAACCCCAAGTATAGGACTTAATTTTGCATTAAGGGGAGGACTTGGATACGGAAGACAGGCTTTAGTTTGGGGAAATAAGTCAGCAGGAAAATCCTCATTTTGTTTGCAAATGATTGCAATGGCACAAAAAGAAGGAAAGACTTGTGCATGGATAGACGCAGAAGCCTCATATGATCAATCTTGGGCAGAAAAGCTTGGAGTAGATTCATCTTCTCTTATTTACTCTCCAGCAAAAACAGTCAATGACATGGTAGATGTTGCTACAAAACTAATGGATGCTGAAGTAGATTTAATTGTTGTTGACTCTATTTCTGCATTATTACCAGCAATTTATTTTGAAAAAGATGGAAATGAAATGAAAGATTTGCAAGACACAAAGCAAATCGGCGCTGAAGCAAAGGATATGACCCACGCAGTCAAAATGTTAAACTATGCAAACAAAAACACACTACTTGTTCTCATCTCACAACAACGAAATCAATTTGGATCTATGCATGCTAGTCACATCCCAACAGGTGGCATGGCAGTCAAGTTCTTTTCTTCCACTGTCATTAAACTCTGGTCGTCTGAAGCTGAGGCGAATGCTATTAAATCTGGGGTTAAAGTTGGCGACAAGATCATTGAACAAAGAGTTGGAAGGCCAGTTAACTGGATTATTGATTACAACAAACTTGGGCCCCCAAATTTATCAGGACAGTACGACTTTTATTACCAAGGGGAAACTCTTGGTGTAGACAGAGTTGGAGAAACTCTAGATGTTGCAGAAATGTGTGGCATTGTAGAGAAGGGTGGGGCATGGTATACAGTAAATGGAGAACGCTTTCAAGGACGTGCAAAAGCTGTTGCTTATCTAAAAGAAAATCCTGATGTTGTAGAAAAAATAGTTGAGGAAATCGATGCCAGATATTAATGAGTTCTTGGGTAAACCAGAAAAATTATTTAAACCTGAATTAGAAAGAATGGGTGGAACTAAGCCATGCTCTAAATGTGATAAAAACGTAGAAGAATTTTTTTGGGATGCTTTAAATATGATCATGCTATGGGAATGTCCAGACGGACACAAGAATTCGGTTCAGGTTGGATAATGTCAGAAAAATCAGAAGTTAAAAGAGATGGTGCAAAAGCACAAAAGAATAGCGGAAGAGGAGATTACCAAAAGGGTGATGCCCAATGGAAACAATTTCTTGTTGACTATAAAGAAGCAGGAACATCTTTTAACTTAAACAAAGATAGCTGGGCTAAGATATGTACAGATACATTTAAGGTAAATAGAGATATGCACCCTGCGTTAAAAATTATTATAGGTAAAGATTCTAAGGTGCGACTTGGAATTATTGAATGGGCGGTTCTAGAAGAACTGATCCAGTTTTGGGAGGATAACAATGGCAAACAAGCGTAGGTTTAACGATACCATTATTAGAAATGGTATGATTATTAAAATTCGTAAAGACGGAACAGTAAGATCAGTAGTTGGTCCGTACATAGTCAATCATAAGAAAGAAAAGAAATGAAAGAAGTATTTATGACCACATTAGTAGGAACTGCAGTAGGCGCAGTCTTTAGCATATTTAGATTGCCAATCCCTGCACCACCAGTTTTTGCAGGACTAATGGGCATCGTAGGTCTTTGGATAGGCTATGGAATTGTTCAGAGGTTTATTTGATGGAAATGTTTTTAATTGCAGGAATTGCAATAGGGTTTTTAATTGGATACCCTTTGGGTTTGTTTATAGATAAATTAGATAAAAGAGAGAAGGCTAAAGATGGCGGACGATAAGAATACTCTTGAACTTATTAGTTCAATAACAGAGTTTAATGATCTTCATGAGTTTATGCAAGATGAACATTTAGACAAGGCTCTGGCAATTGTAGTCAAATTATTAATGAATCCAGATGTTCCGTCTGCTAAGGCACCTTTAATTATTATGGAGCTTCAAGCAATGTCTACTAAGTTTGCAGTAATGTCATCTATCTATTCAACTATTGCTAAAGACAAAGCTGGAACAGTTAACAACAATAAGAAGAATGTTTATTATTCAGTAAAGGAGTCCATAGACAAACTTGTAGATGCACTTAAGTATGTCGTTAGGTATAATTCATAAATGGCTAGAGATATTGTAAAGAACCTTAAATTCAAAAAGCATACTGGTAAATTCTTTGATCCAGAAAGATTTGCACAACTGCTTGATGAGTCATACCGTAATACAAAACGTGCAGATGGGGAAATGACAAAGAAGTCATTTAGTCCAAGCTCGCTTGGGTATGGTCATGGTACGTGCCCAAGATATTGGTATATGGCATTTAGCGGAGCAATGTTTATTGATGATAACGATGCTGTTGCTGTTGCCAATATGGCACAAGGAACTCAGGCACATGAGAGGCTTCAAAATTTAATTAAGACAATGCCTGAGTGGAGGGCAGAAGAAGAAGAAATTATTAACGAGTATCCACCTATACGTGGATTTATAGATTTAATTATGGAGTATGATGGCGAGACCGTAATTGGAGAAATTAAAACGGCTAAGCAAGAAGTATGGGATGCTCGTCAGTCAGAGATGAAGCCTACCCCAAATCACCTACTTCAGCTACTTACGTATATGAAACTTAAGAATGCCAAAGAAGGCTTTTTCTTGTATGAGAATAAAAATACTCAAGAGTTAATTGTTATACCTATTTCAATGAATGAAAGAAATAAAAAGATTATCGAGCACACATTTGAGTGGATGATAGAGGTCTGGGATAACTTTAAGGATGGAGACATTCCAATGAAGCCTGAAGGAGCAACAAAATCTAAGCTTCCTTGTACCTACTGTCCAATTAAAAAAGAGTGTTACTCTAAAGACACCCCTGTGGGAACTATTAGAATAGATAGATTTGAGATACCTGCATAATGATTTGCGCTAATACAGAATGCAAAAAAGGGTTTGATCCCAAAACTCATAATCAAAAATACTGTACAGATGAATGTTGTCGTGTTGCAACAAACAGAAGGATTATGGAAAAGTATTATGAGAAAAAAGCAATTCGAAATGGTGCAGCAAGGCCTTGCTCAAAATGCAAAGCACAATTAAGTAGATATAATAATTCAAACTTGTGTTCAACTTGTGAAAAAAATATTAATATTGATACTAAAAGTAAATTATTTAGGATGATCAATGACGTTAGCTAGTTTAAAAAAAACACAGGCAAATAGAGTCTTAGGCATAGATGCTTCTACCAACTCTATTGCTTTTTGTTTAATGGAAAATGATGTCCCTTTAAAATGGGGTAAGATTAATTTGGTAGGAAACGATATATACGAAAAAATTTATGACGCTAAGGTTAAAATGTCTTCAATGCTACAGGAACTTAATTCAGACTATATTGTTGTTGAGGGTGCAGTATTTGTCAAATCTGCCGATGCTGTGATAAAATTATCCTATGTGTATGGAGTTGTTATTGCTGAGCTAATGTCTACAGGTGCTAAGGTTATTACTATAGCCCCGTCATCTTGGCAAGCGTACATTGGCAATAAAAACCCAACTAAAGATGAAAAGGCTGCCATTAGATTAAAAAATCCAGGTTACGCAGACTCTTGGTATCAAAATCAATTGCGTAATATGCGTAAGCAAAGAACAGTTGACTACTTTAATAAAAAGTATACTCTGTCTTTGGAAGACTTTGATGTTGCAGATGCATTCGGCATTGCACACTATTCTAATACAATATTAACAGAGCGATGAAGTTATATCAAAGCCAGGATTGGCTGCATAGAAGATATGTTATTCAGAAAAAAACGGTAACGGAAATTGCCGATGAATGCAAAGTCTCTGCTATGACCATACAGAGATATCTAGAAAAGTTTAACCTAATTAGGAGGCGGTAATGTTAAGACCAGTGTTTGAAGATGTAAGAGATTTTAATTGTAGCGATCTATATTTAAAGGCCGTGGGAGCACCTGCAGGTAATAAAATATGGTCTGCTTGTCATGATATTGCACATATGTTAATTGAAAAAAATATATCCTATGGAAACTCAGCGCTAGAGCCAGCAAGAATATTTTCAACGGCGGACCCCACAGAACAATTAAAAGTACGTATCGATGATAAGTTAAATAGAGTTAAGAATAATCAGGGATACGCTGGGGACAACGATATTGACGATTTAATAGGATATTTAATACTTTATAAGATTGCTAAGGCTAAATCTGATTGACATTTTAGTCGACTGAAAGTATAATAGACTAATGAGCGAAATAGAATTGTCAGATCGTTTTGACAGAATGAATAGAGTTGTTGAAGAACTCTTAAAGGGAAGTACCCCAACACAAATTGCAACGATTACTGGTATACAGAGAAAAGAAGTTCTTGAGCTAATAGACGACTGGAAAGATGTCGTACATAATGATAGCAACATAAGAGACCGTGCAAGAGAAGCAATCTCAGGTGCGGATCAGCATTACGCAATGCTTATAAAAGAGTCTTGGAAAACTGTTGAAGATGCAGATCAAGCAGGCCAACTTGCTGTTAAGTCTGGAGCCTTAAAGCTTATTGCAGACATAGAGGCAAAGAGAATAGGAATGCTACAGTCAATTGGTGTTCTAGAAAATAATGAGATTGCATCACAAATTGCAGAAACAGAAAGAAAGCAAGATATCCTTGTTAAAATATTAAAAGAAGTAACTTCCACTTGCCCTAAGTGTAAAATGGATGTTGCAAAAAGATTATCTCAAATTACTGGGGTAATTGAATCAGTCCCAGTAGAGGAAGCTGATGTCGTTTGATTTTACTGACCTTATCGACATGCTTGATGGGGAGGAGTTCGATGAAAAACCAGTCGATCTTAAAACGTTTGTTAGAAGTCCAGAATACCTTGGGCTTCCAGAACTTTCCGACTATCAATACACACTCATTGAAAAAAGTTCGCAGATCTATAAAGAAGCAACCCTTGTCAAATTATTTGGAGAAGAAGAAGGACGAGTAAGGTTTAAGCAAACCGCAAATGAAGTAGTAGCTCAACTTGGCAAAGGATCAGGAAAAGATTATTGTTCAACAATTGCAGTTGCCTATATAGTATATTTACTATTGTGTTTAAAAGATCCAGCTACATATTATGGAAAGCCTCCAGGTGATAGCATTGATATTATCAATATTGCTATTAACTCACAACAGGCAAGCAACGTATTCTTTAAAGGATTTAAAACAAGAATTGACAAGTCCCCTTGGTTTGCAGGAAAGTATAACGATAAAGCTTCAGAAGTTAAGTTTGATAAAGCTATTACTGTTCACTCAGGTCACTCAGAACGTGAGGCATGGGAGGGGTACAACGTAATCGTTGTAATTCTTGATGAAATTTCAGGATTTGCAATTGAAAATACAACAGGTCACGATCAAGCAAAAACAGGCGCAGCTATATATGATATGTATCGTGCATCCGTAGATTCTCGTTTCCCAGACTTCGGCAAGGTTATTCTTTTGTCGTTTCCTAGATATAAGAATGACTATATACAACAAAGATATAATGCTGTCGTAGCGGAAAAAGAAACTATTATTCGTGATTATAGATTTAAAATGGATGAAGATTTGCCAGAGGGAACAGAAGGTAATGAGTTTACTGTTGAATGGGAAGAGGATCATATTATTTCCTATAAGATACCGAAGGTTTATGCTTTAAAGAGACCAACATGGGAAGTAAACCCAGTAAGAAAGATTGATGATTTTAAGGTTGCATTCTTCACAAATCCATTAGACGCATTGTCACGCTTTGCTTGCATGCCACCTGATGCTGTTGATGCATTTTTTAAATCAAAAGAAAAGGTAGAAAAAGCCTTCAACAAAGCACACTTAGCTGTAGATAACTTTGGAAGACTAGAGGAATGGTTCATACCCGATCCAGATAAAGAATACTTCATTCACGTTGACCTTGCACAGAAACACGATCATTGTGCAGTAGCAATGGCACATGTTAATAAGTGGGTAAACGTAAAGGTTACAGATACATACTCTCAGCCAGCTCCAATTGTTGAAATTGATGCAGTCAGATACTGGACACCAACTGCAGATAAGTCTGTAGATTTTACCGAAGTAAAAGATTATATTCTTTCACTAAAGACACGAGGATTTAAGATACGTGTTTGTACTTTTGACAGATGGAACTCACATGATATGATGCAGCAATTAAAACAATATGGAATTAATACAGAAATATTATCTGTTGCAAAAAAACATTATGATGATATGGCAATGGTAGTTGCTGAAGAAAGGCTAATTGGTCCACACATTCAGCTATTAATCGATGAATTATTACAGTTAAGAATTATGAGAGACAGAGTTGATCACCCAAGAAAAGGCTCCAAGGACCTAGCCGATGCTGTTTGCGGATCAATATTTAATTCTATAAGTAGAACTAAGTTTGATACAAATCAAGAAGTTAATATTCATACTTATGAGTCTATGAGCTATGACAATGATTTTGGAACAAATGCAGATGGCGAAACATCGCATTACAATATGATAAGAGCGCCTAGAATACCAGATACTTTAAAAGACGCAATGGACAGGATGACAATAATATGAGTACGTATCAAGAGAAAGCAAAAGAGTGTAAATGCTGTGGAAAGCACGTCCCTCTTCCAACAGTATTAAAAGAATATAATGGAATAGTTTTATGTCCAACTACATTCTCTAATGTAATTGAATATAAAAGAATTTGGAAAACTTCTGGTGTAAGACCAATGGGTAACATTAGAAAACATTTTTCCGAATATGTACAGCAAATAGTTGAAGAGACTATTGACAAAAATGAAGATGGCACGTTATAATATACAACTAAGCAACATTAGCTTAGTTGGTTAAAGCCCCGAACTCATAATTCGGTAATCGTAGGTTCAAGTCCTACATGTTGCACAAGGAGACAATATGAATGAAGATGAAGAAAACGATGCAAGATTAGCATACTATTTAGAAATTGGTGCAGTGAGTTTTGAAGGATTAGATGAAAACGGGGAAATAATATACTCTATTAGCGAGAACGCAAAAGAAATTGCTCCAGAGCTGTGGCAGTCTCATATGGAATATGTAGACAGATCTATTATGGATTTATATGAAAAGGGGCTTGCTGAAATTGAATATAACGAGGATCTGGAGGCGACGGTGCATTTAACTCCCGAAGGCTATAAACTTGCAAGAGAAATGGGATTGGTAGAAATGGATTTAAACACAGACATACCAAATGATTAAAATATGCCTTCGTAGCTCAGAGGACAGAGCAGGACTCTTCTAAGGTCTTGGTCGCAGGTTCGACTCCTGCCGAGGGCGCAAAGGTCCTTATAGCCCAGCGGTAGAGGCGGTAGACTTAAAATCTATACAGCGTTGGTTCGAATCCAACTAGGGACACGATGCGGATGTTGCATAATGGTAGTGCCTCTGCCTTCCAAGCAGATAGTGCCAGTTCGATTCTGGTCATCCGCTCCAAAATTTGATATAATAGTATTGGGTCGCCAATAGGGGCCTATAAATTAACTTATTCGCTTGAAGGAGGAATAAAATGGTAACACACACATATAACGGATCTTGGGGAAATTTCTTCAATGATCCATTTTTTATTGGCTTTAATCGTGAGATTGAAAGAATGGCAAATGTGCACAATACTGCATCACGCCAATCGTATCCACCATATGACGTATTAAAGCTAGATGAAGATACTTTTCAGGTATCTCTAGCAGTTGCAGGATTTTCAAAAGATGACATTGAGGTAACCGTCGAAGAGGGAACCCTTAAGGTATCTGGAGAAATTACAGAAGTTACAGACGCAGAAGTATTACATAAAGGTATTGCTGCTCGTAAATTCACAAGGTCCTTTGCACTGGGTGAGTATATGGAAGTATCCAGCGCTTCTCTTGAAAATGGAATGCTGACTATTAAAGTGGTCAGAGAAGTTCCAGAAGAGAAAAAGCCTAAGACCATAAAAATTAAATAATAGTATAATGGAAGTCTGCACCCCGTCACTGGGGAGTCGCAGACTATTCGGGTCGCTACCCGAAGGATGGACCTGAGCACGTCCCAAAACTGCTCATACCTTTAAGGAGATCCGTGGAGATTATAAGTTTAGAAAAGCCAAATGTTTTAATAATTAAAAATTTTATTACTGCTGAGGAATGCGCTACAATTTTAAATGCTATGAAAGAGTCCACGGAAGAGCAATGGTCTTTTCAATCAAATGAAAAAATGGAATTCATAAAAAGAGATATAGAGAATGGATTAAAGACTCAAGAAGATCTTGAGGCAGCAAAGGTAGATATATGGAAAGATATGACTTTAACCCTTGATGCAAAAGAAAAGGCCAGGGCTAATTATCCACACCTACCGTTTAGACTATTAGAAAAAATTGCATTAAGAATGCAAAAGGTTACACAAGAAAAGTTTAATGAGCCTTTGATTGTTCAGCTAAATGGATTGCATCGTTGGAGGGTTGGAAGAGAACAGCAACCACATATAGACTACTATCTAGAAGAAGAAGAGCATGATTTTGAAATGCTGGAAAGATATAATCTTCCAAAAGAAAAACTAGAGTCATTTGCAAAAGATTTTTTTGATAAACATTATTCTACTTTGTTGTATTTTAATGCTGACTACGTAGGTGGAGAGCTATACATGCCTCAACACGATTTTGAGATCAAGCCAGAGCCTGGCATGCTAATAGCGTTTAAAGGGGACCAAGATCACCTCCATGGAGTTAAAGTAATAGAAGAAGGTATAAGGTACACATGGTCGATATTCTGGACAAGTACAGCTTGGGCCATAAAAAATCCAGATAGATTCAGAAAGCCAGGGTTTAACTAATGTTTGAATATTATGTAAAGAAGGTAAGTAAGGTTGTTGATGGGGATACCATTGATGTAGATATTGATTTAGGATTCGATATATCATTTAGCTCACGAGTAAGATTGGCTGGAATTGATACCCCAGAAAGCCGTACATCTGATAAAATGGAAAAAACATTAGGTCTTGAGTCTAAAGAATATTTAAAGAAAGCCATCGATGCTTCTAAGGTTGTTGTAATTAAAACA